GATGGCCGCCTATTCCCGCTCGATGGCCTCGAGGTGATCGCATGAGGGCCGCATGGGAGGAGCGCCCGGTCGAGGTAGTCCGGGAGGAGCATTACCGGAGGATTAGGGATGCCCTGAACAGGCTCCGCGATCCGGAGGGTATGGCACGGCTCCTCGATGCCCGCTACCTGAAGAATGGCGAGGGTTCATGGACTAATGCGGCGCTAATGGCGGAACAGGCACCCGGCCAGATGGTCGAGAATCATTACGGATGGGTGAACCTTCACGGCATCCTAGTGCCTAAGGATCGGACGGCCGATGTGTTCCTATCCGATGGCCGGATGTTGCCTAAAGCGTGTTGGTCACAGTTGCGGCTCGGCCTCGGAGGTGACTACCTCGAGACTCGAGGGGGCGGTCCCATCCCGGAATGGGATGGCGACTACTGCCGGATGCTTGCCGCCTCCTGGTCGAGCGCCGACGATCCCGAGGCCACCCCTGGGCGCCGCGTCCGGAGACTGAACCGATGGGCGCTCGAGGTCGAGCCTCGAGGAGTCGAGGGAACCCCGCTCGATAGGCCGGCGCTCGAGGATGCCATCCCATTCTGACCACGACAACAACGAGAACAGGAGAACAGACCATGAACAGATACCGACTAGTGCGATCCGAAAAGCGGACAATCTGGAGCGGGAGCGGTGGCTCGATTCACCTCGAGAACCCGACCACCCTCGAGGAGGGAACACTCGCGGAGGTGATCGAGGCCGCGGTCGAGGAGGTGCGAGACACGCTCGAGTATGAAGTCGAGAGCGGCGACCTGCCCCGGGCGGACCTGCCGAGGCCGGACAGTCTCCGGCGCTACCTAGGCCGGGAGATAGTCCGGATGGCGGGCGGCGATACCTACCCCCTGCCGCTGGACTCCGAGGGATTCTGGTGCCTGACGGTCGAGGAGGTGGAGAGCAACTAAGACAACAGCCCGGGGCGGTGGTTCCCCTGCTCGAGGTTCGATCCCTCGAGGCCCCCTTCCCGCAATACCGCGGGAGTCAATCCGAAACAGGAGCAACTAAGACAATGACACGCAAGCACTACAGGCAACTAGCGGACACTCTGGGCCGGGCATACGCGGCCGGAGTCATGGCAGACAAGACCACCCCGGAGGGGGCCGGCCGATTCTTCGAGATACTCGAGGAGCTGGAGTCCTTCTGCCGGGCGGAGAACGCATCCTTCGACCGGACCCGGTTCCGGGAGGCGGTCGGCGTGGCGATCCGGGACGAGCAAGGCGAGGAGGTGGCGGCCTAATGTCCACCTTCAGCATCAGCGTTAGCGGCATCCGAGTCGATTACGGGTTCAGTTACACCTACGACGAGACCATCGACGAGCGGCTCGAGCAAGCCCTCTATCACTACGGGGCGGCGCGGCTCGAGGATGAAGTCGAGGCGGCCCTCGAGGAGGAGATCGCGGCCCTCGATGCGAAGGCTGCGGCTGCGGCCCGCACGATCCTCGAGACCTGGGCGCGGTCCCTCGAGAAGGGGGGCGAGTGATGCCCGGCCCCTTTGTCTGGATCAACACGAGCGGCGAGACCGCCTGCGGCGAGCGAGGTCACGGCGGCGGGGCGCTCGAGGCTGCGCTCGAGGCCGGCCTAGCAACCCCGATGGCCGGAGACCCCGGGCACCTCGAGGTAGCCACGGGCCTAAGCCATTGGATCGGGTTCCCTGGGGGGCGGTCGGTCCTGGGGCACGAGCGGCTCGAGTGCGAGTGGTGCGAGCGAGAGAGGGAGGAGGCGACGACCGGAAACTAAGCGAGGCCCGGGGAGCGGTCGAGGTGGCCGCTTCCCGGGTGTGGTATAATCCCTAACAGTCAATCCGAAACAGGAGGTAGTGAAAGTGTATGAAGGCTACGAGATAGAGACCCGAGGTGGGCTGGTCGCGCTCGAGTATTCCGAGCAGGACTGGGAGAACCCGCTCACCTGGTGGAGCATCAAGGAGCGGGGCAAGTGTGAGATGGCCTCGGTCCCGGGCGTGAGGTCCGGCGACCCCGGCGAGGTGACCTGCTCGAGGTGCGAGGGTAACGGAACCCTCGAGGCCACCGATGGGGAGGAGCCGGAGTGCCCCGACTGCGAAGGCTACGGGGTGCGGCCGGCCAAGAGCGAGGCGGAATGGTGCGCGGATCACGGCGCGGTAGCGGCTGTGCCCGTGTCCTACAACATGAACACCTCGCAACCGTGGATTCAGACGGTCGATTGGGAGAACCTCGAGGATGCCGGTTCGATCCTCTACCTCGAGGAAGGCTACGGCCATACGACCGAGGTTATCGAGGCCCGGATCACGGACCTCTCTTTCGCTCTCGAGTATGGCTACTCGATAGTGACGGTCGGGGTAGACCCTGACTCGGACCTGCCCGAGGATGCGCTCGATGGATGGACGGGCGGCGGGGTTGGGATGATCCTGGGCCAGACCTCTATCAAGGAGGAGGCAGATCGGCAACTCGAGGATGCCACCGCATACCTGCGGGCAGAGATGGCCCGGAGGGAGGCGCTCGAGGCTCGAGGCGTGAAGGCTGGCGGCAGCCCGGAGGCGCGGCGAGTGACGCTCGACCGGGCAGACCTGCTCGAGGTTGCGCGGCACCTGGTGGCGGACCTCGAGAGTAGCGATCCCTACTGGACGCGGTGGGACGAGGAGGAGGACGGCGCGGACTCGGAGCGAGCGGCCCTCGTGCGGGCGGTCGAGTCGATCCGGACGGCGCTCGAGGAGGGAGGGAGCCTCAGGGTTCCGAGCGGGCCGGCCCTCGAGGTGCCCCCGCTCGAGGAGGTGACCAACTAAGACAATGGCCGGGGCCTGCGGCACCTGGGCGGTTCGACTCCGCCCGGCCCCTTCCCCTTCGGGGGGTAGTGAACAGTCAATCCAAATGAAAGGAAGTAAGACGATGGCAAAGGAACAATCGGGAGAGAGCGGGATGATCCCGGCAGGTGAGTATTGGGTGGGCGATCCGTGCTACTGCTTCACGGATCACAACCGCTGGATGGCGCTGCTCGAGTCGGCCGACTACATGGGCGACCATGCCATCCTCGAGGCGGAGGCGGGAGGCGCAATCTTCGTGGCCTCACGGACTGCCCACGGAGACGGGCGCTACTCGGACCAACGAGGCAGGAGTTACCCGGTAGATGCCGGCCTGCTCGGTGTCGTCCCGGTCGGCATGGAGGAGGAGCCGGAGTCCTGGGCGCGCTCGAGAGACGAGCTGCTCGCTCGAGTGACCTTCGAGCAACCGTTCCGGATCACCTACGACTGGGGCACCGTTCAGATCGGCCACCTCGTGATCGAGACCGACAACGAGGAGGACGAGGAGGACGAGGAGGAGTGCGAGGAGTGCGGCTGGCTGCTCGACGACTGTAACTGCGAGGAGGTGGTCCCTGCGTAACCCTGCTGCCGGCGGTGGTTCCCCTGCTCGAGGTTCGATCCCTCGAGGCCGGCGTCCCCAATACCGGGGATTAGTGAACAGTCAAACAGGAGGTAGTGAAGTGGCAACTAAGACAATGACAACCGATACCTGGACGAGGAGCGAGGCTGCCGCGCTGTGGCTGCCGCGCATGGAGGCAGACCTCGAAGCGGTGTGGCGGGACAAGCCCCGTGACCCAGGCTCCGGGGTGTTTCTCTCCGATGCGCTGCCGAGCGGGGCGCGGGTGGTGTTCGGGATCACGAGCCTTACCCCGATGGGGCGGAGGTGGTATGGCGTGGACTACAGAATCATGCTCGGCCACGACCTCGAGTTCCTCTACGCCACCATCGAGACCAGGCAAGTGACGACTGCCGGCAAGTGGGCCCAGGGGTGGGGATTCACCACCCCGGAGGTGACGGTCTACGGGCCCAGAGACTACGGGCGGGAGCGAGAACCGCACCTCTCGCTGAGTAGCGGCGACGCATACCCAGACAACCTCGAGGTATTCCGCGGCCAGCTCGAGCTCGGGGAGATACTGCTCGACAGGCTCAGGCACGAGGGGGTGGAGGCATGAGCGAACCGACCTCAATCACGGAGTGGGCGGAAAGCGTGGGGCTCTCGCTCGAGCAGGCCCTCGAGGGCGGTGTCAGCGAGGACGACAACGGCACGGTCCACATCCCGAGGGATGTATGGAAGTGGCTACGGGCCCAGGGCAGGGTGTGAGTATGAACATCACCCCGATCCGACCAGGTGATCTAGTCCGCTGCGATGTGCGCGGGCAGAAGTTCGTGGCCGAGGTGGTAGGGAAGGAGGGCGGGGAGCTGGCGCTCGAGCCGGTGAACCGCCCCTTCATCCCTGCCTACAAGGTCAAGGCGCGGCAGGTCGTCAATCATTGGCGGCTGGCCGGCAGGAGGCGAGCCTCGTGAGTGGCGTCGAGCCGGGCAACCTCGGCCTAGACCGGATAGACGAGGGGCTCGAGGCTGCGCTCGAGGCCATCGAGAAGGCGGCTGCCGCATATTGGGAGGCGCCCCTCGAGCTAACCCAGGAGGCGAAGGCCCTCGACCAGGCAGCGGCCATACTAAGAAAGGTGGTGGTCCCGTGAGTGGCGACCGGCCCGACCTTCAGGCAATCATTCGAGGCGTCGTGCGCGAGCGGTTCGCGGGCGTCGAGCCTGAGGACCGGGACACATCGTGGGAGGTGGGTGTCTACCTCGAGGGCGAGGTGTTCGACCATGTGTGGGACAATCTCCCTCGAGGCTACTCCCGCACCCTGATCGAACAGGCGTTGGCCCTGGTGGACTGGGCTCGAGTAGCGGATCACGCTACCTGGGAGCTAGACGACGACCAGGAGGAGGCAGCATGAAGGAGACCATCCTCCGCCTGCGAGAGGCGGAGGAAGCAAGGCAGGCAGCGAGGCGCGACCAGGCGGCAGCGAGGCGCGAGGTTCAGCGGCTAATCAAACAGGCGAGAGAGGAGGGAATGACGGTGGTTGCGATTGCGGAAGCCACCGGGATTAGCCGGGAGAATCTTCACCAGCTTCTAAGGCAGCCGTCCTAATCTCCTCCGCCTCGCCCTCGATCACGACTCCCTCCACCTGAACTCCCTTAGCGGCGAGGGCCCGGAAGATTTCCGGCAGCTCCCGCTTGTTCAGGTGGATGGAGGTCGGGTCGCCGTTGAGAAGGGCGGCCTTGTCTACATGGACTGCCCCGGCGATGGCGACATTCCTTAGTAGGGCGGCCTTGTCCTTCCCTGAAAGTTCGGCTATCTCCTGCTCGAGCTCGTCTATGGTCGAGTGTTCGAGGGCGGCGAGGCGCTCGGCCAGGTCCGTGTGCGTGTCGGCAAGGCGGGCCTTGATCTTGGGTGCTACCTCGGCGCGAATCTCGGCATAGCGATCCTTGTAGGTGTCCGGCCATCGGGCAAAGGTCGAGGCCGGCGGCACCCTGTCGAACAGCTTCAGCTCGACCAGGCGCTTCCGGGCCCGGCCCAGGTTTCCAGACTCGAGGGCCAGGACTGTGAGAGCGGCCTCGATTTCCTCGGCCGTGTGCTTTGCGCGGGGGTGGGGAACGAGTGTGGTCATGGTCTATTCCAGCCGGCGGGAAAAGGGGTGCCAGGGCGTCGAGCCGGGGAGGGGGTCAGCTCGACGCCCTGGCGCATCATCACGCGGCCCCTATCGGGGTGGGATGAAGTCTTAGTAAGCATGGGGAGGGCTACAGCGTCGGCCGCGGGCCTCCGGGTATGTAGCGGGAGGCGCGTTGCGCTGCGATCATTGTTCCACTCCGGTCGGATGCGTTATCCGCTCGACATACCAGCCTCGAGCAGCGAAGCCAGCAGCGAACGCCGCGGCCTCGGCTGCCGTCAGCGGTTGGGCCACGGTGTAGGGGGTGCCATCGGGCCGGATACCGCACACCCGGTAGCGACCCTCAGTATCGGTAGGGGCTGTCCCAGTCACGCTCGACGCTGCTCACTTTCTCGACACAACCCAGGCCGTCCGCCTGGTAGCGACCGCTTCGGCTAAGGGTTCCGGGTGGATCGGGCTGCCGCTTTATCTCGCGGAAGTCCTGCTCCCCCAGGTGAACCTCTATGTCGCCGTCCGGATCGGGGATGCGGACTACCCAAAGGCCGGCCCACCCCTTCTTGACCAACTCGCCTACCCGGTTGTATTGGTCGTGCTTGCTGTTGGTGACGATCACTTTCACGAGTCGCTCCTCTCCTGTAGTTGCGCGAGCTTGTAGCGGCACGACTCGATCACCGGGTCGAGCCTTGTCTTAGTTGCCTCCGACCCTCGAGCCCATCGGACTAGGTGACGCTCGAGCTCTGCCTCCATTCGCCTGCGCTCCTGGATCAGCGTGTTCTTGGCCCGGTCCTCGGGGCCAGGCTCGAAGTGCTCGGCCTCCACGCGGTCGAGGGCAAGGAAGGGATCGGATGTGTAGCCGGCCCCCCTCCTAAGAAAGGAAGGGCGGGGTGGTGGCGGGTCGTATTGCGTGATCCACCTGGCACCATCGGCTGAGACCTTGACGACTTTGATCCACCGGCTCGGGTAGGTGAGGTTCACCCCTAGCTCCGGGTCCGAGCTTCGGCCCCACTCGAGGATCACGCGGTCGCCTGGGCGGAAGGGCGGGCGCTCGTCATGGATCAGCACCGGAACCCTGCCCCTAAGAATCCGCTCGCGTGTGGCATTGGGGATTGTGCCCTTCCAGGAGTGGTCAGCCATCGACCCGGGCCTCCGAACAATCTCCGAACCAACAGACGCAAGCCCGCGCAAGTTCCAGCAACCGGGCTCGAGGACGCGGCGCTTGGTTATGCGGGTTTCCGGGGGCAACCTTGCGGCTGTTGGCACCCCGAACATCTGTGTAAAGCAGGTGCTCTACCATCTGAGCTAACCGCCCCCAGAGCTAAAAGTGGCCGTTGTCATGCTATCGCCGGGCGTCAAATCCGAACAGCCTCCGAACGGGGGGCATATCCCCTGGCCTCCCGGATGTAGTCATCCTCGCCCCATCCCTCTCGAGGATCATCGGCGTAAAGGTGCTGGTAGGTGCGAAGCGATACGAGGGGCGAGTGGCCGAGCTGCGCGGCTACCCATGTATGGGTGCGACCGGAGGCGATGAACAGACTGGCCGCCGTGTGGCGCAGGGCGTAGGGCGTCAAGTCCCACCCGAGCCCCACCTCCTGCGCTGCCTTCTTGAATGACTTCCCTTCCATGCGGCCGCGCCAGTTGTTGTATTGCCCCTTGCTCCAGGGCTGGCCCTTGCGGTTCGGCCAGATCAGGTCGGAGCCGCTCGAGGTCTGAGACTGCCAACCTCTTAGGTCGGCCTTCACGGTGTCCGGCACGAACACCCGCCGCCGGTAGTTCTGCCCCGTCTTGGAGCCGGCCTCGATTACCCCGTTCACATTCTTTTTGTTCACGGCGAGCCTATCCCCGAGGTCATCCCAAGTCAGGGCAAGGGCGTCCTGTGGTCGGATACCCACATAGGCGAGGACGGAGACGAGGGTGGCGGAGCCGAGGTCTCCTCGCTCGAGATACCAACCGCGGATAGCTTCCACATCCCGGGCGTCTAGCCACCTGGTCTGCTTCCGCTTGCGAACCGGGGAGGGCAGGGCCCTTACTGGGTTCGCGTCGAGGTATTGCCAGGGCAGGACGGCGTGATCGAGCACCTGGCCGAGTAGCGTCTGTGCCTTAGAGAGGGCGGTCGGGCCCGCGCCCGCGTCGATCCTCGAGGTCTGCCACTCCATGAGCATCGGCGGAGTCAGCTCCGAGACCTTGCGGTATCCGAGGAACGGGTCGATGTGGGTGCGAACCAGCTCGGCGTATCCCCTGGTGGTAGACGGTGCCAAGTCCTTCGTCCGCTCCCATACCGGGATGAAGTCTCGAAGCGTCGGCACCTGGTGGCGGGGGATGGGGCCATAGCCGAGACGCTCCACCTCGAACTGTGCCTCCTGAGCCTGTCGCCGGTCGGCGTAGGTCCGGCTGCGGTTCCGGTTTCCCTCTCGCCAACGGAGTTCCCACTTACCGCTGCTTGTCTGATGGATGCTTGCCACTTCTTCCTCCTTTACTGATTGACCAAATCTAGGATAGAGGGTTTCGGGGCAACGGTGGGGGGCATCGGGTCGGGGGCGGACCTTCTCTCGCCACGCTCTCCAGTCCTAACCCATTCGATCAGGTCGTCCTCTATAGCGATCCACTTACCCGCCCGCTTGCGGAAGGGAGCCTCGCCATTCTCGGCCAGGCGGTAGAGGGTCCACTTAGAAAACGGGAGAACCTCGGCGGCCTCGGTAATCGTGAGCACCTTCATCGGCGGCCCTTCGGAAAGAGGAGTCCGAGGTCGGGGTGCGAGGTAGGGAACAATCGCTTGTGCGCGGCGTCGAGACCCAGGACTCGGACACACTCGGCTTGCTCCTCCCAAGTTAGGTGCGGCCCGAGGTCGAAGTCACGCTCGCGGTCGAACCGATTGTGGTGGTCACGGCAGAGAGGCACGACAGCCTCCGCCGCCTGTCCCCCGCCGAGTGATCGAGGGGCTATGTGCGCGGGGTCGTCTGCCGCCTTCTTACAGCCATTCACACGGCAGAGCCCTTCGCTGCGAACCTTCTCGTAGGCCGTAGTCCAGGAGCGACTCATGCTGCCTCGTCCTCGAACTCGACCAGGTGGCGACCCTTCACGATCAGGTCATGGGGGATGGCGGTGAGGTGCGAGCCCCAACCCAACAGACAACAGACACGATCTACCGACTGCTCGCTGGCCCGCTCGCCCTGCTTCCAACGGTGGAGGGCTCGAGCGTAGGTATCGCCAAGCTCCCGGTGTGGGTGGGAGACCTTGGCCTCGATGAAGGCGGCGAGCCTGGGCCCGTCATACATCACATCCGATCCACCACGCCGGGTCATGCGGCGTCCCCACCTGGCCGGTAGCCAATCTGCGATGCCTCCCTGCCCTGGGCCCGTAGCCGCTCGAGAACCTTCTTGCGCGTCGGCTGCTCCCCGGCCATCTCGAGGGCGATCATGGCCGTTACACATAGGGCGGGGTGCTGGTCGCTGAGGTGGACCGCTGCCTTCTCGAACAGGTCTGCCCTTCGGTCGGACCATGCCGGCATCCCTTCCTGGTCTCGAGGCTTCCACTTCTCCACCTCCACCCTCGAACGCCTTACCCCCCTCGGGCCCCTATTGGTGTGGTCTGTGTATTGGTTTGGTTTGGTTTGGTTATTAGGCATGGGATTGTTTCCGGCTAGGTAATGGGTTCCGGATGGGATTCGGATGGCATCCCTAAGCGGTCTGCCAGCTTCGGCGCGTAGCGGTTCGCGGCCTCCACGAAGTCATCCCAGAGGGAAGTGTCGGGCACCTCCTGAAGGGCGTTTATCGCCCCCTGAATCTGCTTGTCGGTAAGGGGCTGGTGATACTTGAGCGCCTTACGAACTAAGACAACCTCGGCCATGAAGTCGTAGGAGAGGAAGCCCCGCTCCTCGAGGGCTGCCATCCGAACATCCACATCCATAGAGCTCCATCCGAGGTCCGCCTGGATGTAGGGCAGGGGGAGTCGGTAGAGGCCCTCGAGGTTGCGATGCTCTGAGGTCAGCAGGTAGAGCGCCAGGAGCTTTGTCTCGGCGTCGAGCTGCCTCACCTCGGAGTCACTCCAGAACAGCGGGGAGATTGGGTAATACCTAGCCATGCTCAGTAGTAGGGCGAGTCGTTGAGGTCACAGGCGAACATCTGTGGCTTAGGCAGATCGAACAGCGGCTCGGGTGCCGGGCCCTGCTCGTCTCCCGACTCCTCCTTCTTGCCGGCGTTGCCACCATCCCCGGAGGGTGTGAACATCACGAGGCGGAACTCGAACAGCCCCCGCTTCAGGGGCACCGTGTCTATGGTGTAGCCCTCGTCCCGGAGTTCCGCGATCCTCGCTGAATACCTGAACACATCGGCCCGAACGAACTCCCGGTTGGTCACGCCCCTGCCCCGCTCCGCTGCCGCCTGAAGCATGGAGAGCGTCGTGTCTTTCTTAGTCATGGCTTACCTCCTGGTTGGATTGACTGTCCTTGTAAACAACGGGTGCGTGGGGGAGCTGGCACAGGCCGGCCCCCGCCGCGTCAAGTTCAGAGTCGAGGGCGACCGTGAGAGCGTCGAGCGGCTCTGGCTCGCTCCCCATTTCGTGAAGGTCTCCGCTCGGGAGGATCACCTCCCATAGCCACACGCCTGCGGAATCACGCTCCACTCGGATTCGCGCCAGGTTCATGCGGCCTCCCTCTTGGGTGGCTTGATTGCCTGCCCGCACTCGGGGCAGATCGCTAGGTCTTGTGGCTCCTCGGGCCCGGGCTCGATCCCTCGATACTTCGCCCGTAGATCGCTCCTAGAGAGGGCCGTGGCATCGGCTAGGGCCTCGGCTGCCGGATGCCCTGAACGAACGGCAGAGAGCGTCTCAGACAGCTTTGACGCCTCGATGTATGCGAGGTCGTCTATGGGTATGCCGTTCTCCACCACGAAGGTCTGGAAGATCGAACTCAGGGCATACGCCTGGGACCGAGAGAGACCTATCTCCGGGGTGGCGATCCACTCGGTAAACCGCTCATACCCGAGCAGCTCATAGAGTCGCTCCGACTGGATTGCGTGGAGGGCGGCGGCCGTCTGAATCCATGCCCGCCTAGCAGACAGAGACCCGACGACCACCTCCCGCTCGAGCTCGAAGGCTCGCTCCGCCTTGTCCTCGACTCCCCCCACTAGAAGGGAATGTCATCGAACGAGTCCCGCTTTGGGGCAGGCTCGTCGTTGTCCGTGTGTGGCGGCGGCTCCTCGGTCCTTCCCTCGGGGCTGAGGGTGATTCCCTCCATGACCCGATTGAGGTAGAGGTTCTGATACTCGCGTCCATCGTTTCCCTTGCGGGTCTTGAGGACGACTTCGCACACCTTGTCGAGCGCCGTCTGGAGATTCGTCTCGAGTTCCTCGAGCGAGAAGGCGACCACACCGAGAGCCTCGAGGTGGCGCTTCGTCCACTTCAGGCGCTCGGGGTTCTCGAGCGGGTGGAATGTGGAGACCTTCCATCCCATGTTCGAGGGCCCCACAATCTCGAACTGAGTCCGGAGGGCGAGACCGCCCTTGCCATCGTGGAAGTCGAAGGAGTGAACCCTGGCCTGGTAGTCACCGTCCGGCGGGTTCTCCCACTCACGCTTCTCTTCTTTCGGCTCGTCGGCGTCGGCTGCCTTCCACGCGCTGTCCATCGCCTTGAGCCTTTCGGTCCTAGTATCCGGGGTCACTTGGTAGCCCCTCCCTTCTGCGGCTTGGCCGCGTCGGTGATTGCCTTCCTTACCGCCACCGCATCGAGCGGAAGCGGATCGGGCAGGGCCACTCGCCCGCCCGCGATGTATTCCTCTGCGGCGGCGGTTCTAAGAATCCGCTGCTCGCCCTCCTCGGTAGTCCTGATGGGCTCGGCGTAGAGGATGTAGTCCACGAAGCCCTCGAGAAATGAGAAGGCCCGCTTGTCGAGAGTCGGGATGGTTCTCGTCCTGGTCCCCACTCGCGTCCTGAGTTCCGTTTCCTGCGCGTGGCTAATGAACCACACGCCCCGACCCAGGCCAGCCATCTTCCCGACACGAAGCCGGAACTCGTCGCGGGCAGACTGCCAACCCTTTCCCCACTCGGCATCGGCCAGGTGCGCTATCTCGAGCTGCTGGCAGACAGCATCGGCGCACATCCGATACAGCTCGTCCACCGTGTCGATGACAACGATGGAGTGCTTGTCCGTCTCGGACAGCTCGGCACCCACCTTGCGGAATGTGTCCCACGAGTCGATCTCGACGGAGTAAGCGGACAGCCCCCCGAGCCCCGGCTCACACGCGAGGACTAGAACATCGTCCACGAGGTTCGCGGCTAGGGTCGTCTTTCCGATCTTCGGCTGACCGTAAAGGAGCACCTTCGCCTTCTCGAAGGTAAGGGTCGGCGGTGTTTTCTTAGTTGGTAGTAGCGTGGCTGTAGCCATTCGCTCCCTCCTCTCTTGGTTGTTTCTCTTGGTAAAGGCTCAGGGCGTCGGGATCACCCAGGCAGAGCGGGAGAAACTCGCACCCGCCGAAATCGGTACAGGCCGAGGTGTTCCGCGTGAATAGAGCTCGCTTGCGTGAGGAGCGAACCTGCTCGGCCCACTCCCAGAGCTCGGCCTCCGAGCGCCAGAGAGAAGCCTGATCGCGGTAGATCACTTGCTCCTCGGCGTAGAAGTCCGGGCGGTCGAAGTAGTCCCGCTCCACGCGCACACAGAAGTCCCCGACTGACTCACCTTTCTTCTGGCGGATCGACGGCTTCCTGGTGAAGCGGTAGCGAATCTTCTCGACCGGGCGGCCGGTGGCTCTCCATATGCCGTAGGCCGCAAGGCTTATCTGTCGGTCGAGCGGAAGGCGGCGGATACTCACCTCGCTTATCTGACCGACCAGCTTGTTCTCGACCAACACGAGCGAGCCGTCCTCTTCTCGCAGCTCGTCCGCAAAACCCAGAAGGTCAAAGGTCCGGGAGTAGGCCCCGGTCCAAGGATTCCTTAGACGAACCCGGTAGCCGTATTCCTTGACGCTCCCCTCCTTGTCAGATTCGTGGGGATACAGCGACAGATATAGGCGGGCTGCCGCCGTGACAATCGTGGAGTCAATCTCGGCCCGGTCCTGGTCAGACTGGTCTCGTATATCCCTCTCCTGAAAGATCGCGTGGGCGCCAGCCTCAGGGTCGCCGTATTCGATGGCCTTCTGGAACGCCTTACCCAGAGACAGGGCCGGGCGGAAGGCGATCGGCTCGAGGCGGTCCTGGTAAGAGAAGGCATATTTCTGCGGGCAGGCGAGAAGCGTCGAGACCTGACTCGCGGAAAGGTGCTCGCGGCCGGTGTCCTCCTCAATCAGGTTCGTAGCGTCAGACTCGAGTAGTTCCGGCCGGCTGGACTCGTTCACTTCCGAGCCTCCAGATAATCGAGAAGGTCGTCTACGGCAAGGCGGGCGAACATCGCGTGATCCCGGCCCCGGCCATCACCTAGCCTGCTTCGAGTTTTCATCACCGAGCGCAGTAGGACGGCAACCTCGAGGACCGCTTGAATATCGGCGTCGTAGTGTGCCTCCCGCTCCTGCCGAACCCTGGCGAGCAGCTCCTCTACATCAGCGGGCACCATGCGGCACCTCCCCGTATTCCGGCGGCTCTACGGTCTCGTCCACCAGGAGGCCCGGCCTAACCCACTTCCACCAGTAGTCATCCCACACGGCATCCTCGGCCGGCTTGGGGGGGATGGCGGGGATGTAACCCCGACCGGGCTTTCCCTCACCGTAGAAGTGGCGCCTCAGTCTCGGAGGTTTCCTACCGGCCACGAATAGCCTCCTCGCGGGCCGCCTTCCTATGGAAGTATTCGGCCACGGCGTCCCGGTAGTCGTCACCCATCAGGTCGTATTCCCTCTGAGGTAGGCGGGTATCAGGTCGCGGCCTAGCAACCGATTTATCCATAAGCCGTGTCACGAGCCACTCGGCCCCGGCGAGCAACACCGCGCCAATCAGAATCACGGCGAGGTAAAACATGAATCCCTCAATCGGCATGATGGCCTCCCGCCGCGGGGCCCACGGCCCGCATCACAAAGTCGGACTCGATCCCCGTCAGTTCGACCACCTTCGTTGCGATTCCCATACGAGACAGGTCCGGAACCTCGTGCTGGCCCTTCTCGTAGCGGATCAGCGTGGCGGTTGAAACCCCGAGCTTCCGAGCCATTTCGACCTGTGAGAGCTGCCCGTATGCGCGGGCTGCTCGGATGCGCCTTCCTAGTTCACCATCCACTTTTCCTCCCGTCTCCTTCATCGTTGGCCGCAACATAACATTCTTCACGGACGGAAGATACGACACCGGGCGAGACTTTCCTGCTTGATGCGTTCTTTTTGTTCTGCTGCTACACTTACCGCCGCTTGAGCGGGCAGAATGAATCTGTGAGAGCAAAGCGGCACAGGTAGCTAGAACGACCAGGGAAGGGAAGATGGGACTACCTAGAGGTATCGAGAGGTTCAGCAAGCTAGACGAGCGAGAGTTCGCTGGCAGGATTAGGGCGGCAAGGGCATATGCCGACCTGACACTCGAGGAGGCCGGGACAATGCTCGGTATCAGTCGGCAGGCGTTGAGCCGTCGAGAGAATCAGGCGGTCTCTGTCTCGACCCCTGAACGATTCATTATGGCGACGGTTTACTCAGAGGTAACGGGTTGGCCCGAGACTTTCTTCACGGAGGAGAGGATGCCCGATCTTCCGGTCCCACAACCCGAAGATGCGGAGCTCGAGCTGGAGGATGTTCCCCACCTCGTAGGTGAGCCGCCAGATGCTTCCGAGCTTCCGTAAGGCTCGGGTGTTCGTAACCAGTCTCCCTTAGCTGCCGCAGCGCAAAGTAGGCGGCGGCAAATCCGTATTGCCCTCTCATATTCGCCGCTCCTTGGCTAGTTGTCAGCTACCTGGTCCCTATAACGGGGGTTACCACAATACTGACTTTCGGGTAAGGGGCCCACAACGACGAACGGCCCCCTTGCGGGAGCCGTTGCGTCGAGTCAATCCGTGTCAGGAGGTAAGTCGTGACACGAAAGGGTGAGGGTATCAGGTTGTGGCGGCCATTCTCGCTCGGGAATGAACCGGGGCTCGGATCGCTTGGGCCACCAGCAGAGGAGGGCATCGGCTCCCGCTCGTTTCGCGGCCTCCGATAGGGCCCTTCGGTCAGCCGGGGGGAATCCCGACCAGGGGGAGCGGGTAGTGCTTTTGCTCTCTATGAGCCTGGGGCGCTCGCCGGCCTTGAGTGCGACCACATCGGCTACACCGAGGCTTGCGGGGGCTCGCATGGCAAACCAGCCTTCCTCCCTAAGAGACCGAACTAGGTCTCGCTCCCGCTGGTGCCCCCTCCTTGAATCGGCCTTAGCCATCGGCGGCCCGAAGCCGCATGAGGGCCCAATGAGCAAGGGCAAAGTGATGGGCGGCCGAGAGAGCCAGGTCACGCTTGTCCTCCTGCCCGTTGGCGGCCCGCCTAAGCGACTCCATGATCGCGTAGTTGATGCCGTCTGCGGCCTCCTCCTGGCCTTCTGCTGCGTTGTCGCGGGTCAGGTAGGCCGGGTTTCCGTCCGGGCTAATGAAGGTCGTGATCCCCGCGTCGTATCTGTCCTGGCACTGGTCGAGAACCTCGTCCGATACACCAGGGCACCGTGAAAGTTGCGTTAGAAGGCTCTCGAAGGTTGCCTCGGGATCAGTCATCGCTGTATCTCCTTCCATCGGGCAGGAGCAGCCTCCCCGGTAGGTAGATGGCTGTTGCTACGGTGAAGTCATCTGAGGGAAGGTGAGACTTGGCGATCAGGAAGCCCTGCTGCCAATCCGGTTGGCCCCCAGATATGTAGCCGAGCCCGTCCTCGATTTCACAGGCACAGCCGGCCTCCGCTGCCAAGCGGGTCTCGGCTCCGGACTCAGGGTGCCAGGTCGTCCGATATTCCACAGAGAGCCGGTGGCTATGCCCCAGGGCGGTGCTACCTCCGAGGTCGGTTAGGGCCTTCTTGGTCGCGTTCCTGGTGGTGCTCAATCCATGCCGTGCGGCGAGTCGGTGATTGTCGAGGACCGTAATCTTCGAGCGATCCCAGGGCTGCTCGTCGTGGTAGGTGACGCCGAGCTCGTCAAGTCTTAGGAGCCTCTGGAGCGAGAGGGCCGGCACCTCGTCGTTTGCTGCTCGAACCCGGTAAAGGGCCGTGAGGTTGTCGATTAGGGCGTGTTCTAGCCTTTCATCATGGTTACCTCTTTGGATTGAGACTTCAGCATCGCAAGCCTCGCGGTAGTCACGAAGGATGCCGTAAGCGGCCTGGAGGCACTCGTTGATTGGATTGTCGTAGCCGCCTTCAGGGATTAGCCGGTGCCTCGAGAGCGTGGCCGCATCGAGCAGGTCGCCATTCACGATCACCTGGTCGGGTTGCTCGTCGGCTAACCATTCGCAGAACAGACGGTGGAAAGTCTTGTCGTGGTGGGGGGCGTGGTGATCCCCGATGATCGCGGCTGTCCGGACCTTTTGCTTTTTCCGCTTCTTGGGCTTGGGGAGGGGCTTCCACTCGGCCGGGTCGGGGAACTTGAAGGGCGGAGCGACCGGCTCCACATCTATCCGGAGCTGGATTTTTAGGTCGTCCTCGTCCCCCCATCTATTCGCTCGACACCGGACTACCCGCCACTCGTCGGCCTTGAGCCCGTGCGCGGCCAGGAGCCGCTCCGGAGTCCATTCTGACTCCGGAAGCTGGTCGGCCTCGAGGGTAAGGGTTCGCAGCCCAGGGCTCGGGCTGGAGGAGGGGCGCTTGGCCGTTGGGAGTCCGCGTCGGAGTAGGTGGGCCCGGAGGGTCGAAGTAGCGAGACCGAGTTCGGCCGCGACAGCGACACATCCTCGAGCCTCTACAGCCTCGAGGAGTTCCTCGTCACTTGGATATTCGTGGGACTGCTTGCCAGCCACAACATCCCCCCTAAGCGTAGGTGTGGACTACTCGGAGCCCCTGGGAAGCGGACGCTCGGGGGTTGTGAACCGGCGAACTATCGGGGCCGTGACGCCGATAGAGAGGGCAACAACCCAGGGTGTCACGATCCCCTCACTCGCCAGGACCGCGAGGGCAGCATTGACGACTGCGGCGGCAATCACCGGCTCGTTCCATAGGACTTGTGCGATGCGCTTCATTGGACCTCGTTTCCGTTGCGTTCCAATATGTTCCACAACGGGTCGGACGGTCTTTTACGCATTGTGCGGGATTGGCTTACCAGCTAGACCAACGGGCCTTATAGCCACGGGAGTCGGTATGGACGGAACCCCCAGGATATTCCCCCACCCCGCCGTTCGCCCATATGTCCTCCACGGCTGCGAGGAAGCGGTCCCTGCCGAAACGATTGACCGTATCTACGGACCAATCGCAAGCGTCAGCCTTCATATGGCGGGACTGTGAGGCTCCACCCACGGCGGCGTTGTGTTCCGGGGAGCGGTAGTAAGAGAGCGCCCCAATCGGCTTGTCACCGAGCCTGTGGCGAAGGCGCTCGCACTTGAACGCCTGCCTCTGTGCGTTCTTTCGGAGCGAGTTCGGGACGGGGGTGCCGTCCTTCGAGGCCCACTCAGCCTTCGTGAAGTTGGGAGACACATACCCCTGCTTCCAGCAGAACCGCTTGAAGCCACGGGATCGCTGCGCAAGCCTGCCGTATGGGTGCGACCACATATGGCGGTAGGGGTGGAGCTTCCCGTGGAAGCCGGGGAATCGAGCCATGAGAACCTTTCGGTTGAGGGTTACGGGAGGTATTGGACGACTACAGCCGTCGCAAAGGGAATCAGCGTGGCGAGAACCAGTAGACCGCCCTTGAGGGTGGCGAGCTGCTTCTCCGCCGAGGTCATGCGGCCATTGTGGAGCCGAGTCTGCTCCTCTATTCGGGCCAACCGCTCGCGGCTTTCGGCCTCGATTCTTTGGTGGCTTTCCTTGAGCTCTCGAGTGGCCTCGTGGAGGTCACCGCGTAGTGCCGTTAGCTCGGCCTGGAGGACTTGTATCTCGCCGGAGGTCACTTGGAAAGCGCCCTATCCCATCGGTCGTCAGCAGAGGAACCCCCAGACCCACCGCTTCCGGGCAGGTCGGAAGTGTTGCCGGCCTCTAAGTCGTTGATGATGGCCCGCTGCTTCTTCAGGTCATCGAGCGGAACGGTTCCGAGAATGTTTATGGCGGTTCGCCAATCCCTTCCGGGGTCGAGCTCACGGAGGGCCATAGAGGTCTTGCTACGCCCCCCAATCGTGGTGGGGTCGCCGGGCTCCCAGGTCCGTCTAGGGCGGAATCCGGAAGGCAGGTATTTCTTGTCAGCGTCCTGGTTGAGGAAGCTATCCGCTACACGGATTGGCCCGACCATGCTGGTAAAGGCGGCCAGGGCCAGGAGAAGATGCTCGTCCCAGGACTCGGCCACCTGCTCGCCGGTAAAGGTGTCTTGGCCCGAAACGCCCTGGAGCCCCACACCGATAATCGGGTTTATTCCGGAAAGGAGCCGCCGGATGTTGTCGGTGCCGACCGCCTCGACCACGGAGCTCAGGGCCGGCGTGAACCTCGTAGCGGACGGAGCTGCTTCCGGCTTCCCGTCCACATAGGTCACGGGGTAGGCGTAGTTCAGGAAGTCGAGGGCCTCGCCGTCCATGAATCTCTCGAGCTCATTCGCGTTCATCTGAGCGAAGAAGTAGAGCGCCGCCGCCTTGAACGGATGCCGCTTGGGGAATCCCCAGAAGGCAGTCTTGATCGAGTAGCGAACGAACGGGTAAAAGGCCGTGAGTGACGCGGGGCCCTTCTCGAGGCGGCTAATGGCCCTCCAGTTACCCATCACATCGTCCAGGTAAGACTCCATCTGGCGGGCGAGGTCGGGATTACGAGCGATAGCTGCCTGCTTCTCTGCGAGAGTCATGGCGCCCATCTTTCGCTGTAGCTCGTCGTCCAGTTTGAGGACACCCCCGAGGCCCTTCATAAACCCGTTGAACTCCTTGTCCACCTGGGCGGCGACTACGAGTTTCCGAATCCCTCCTCCCTTCAGCCGGTCGAACTTTCCGAGGGCATCGCCTCGAACAACCGACCTAAGGAACTCTGCTGTTTGGTCTCCCCTGGTCAGAGGGTTACTGTTTTCTGCGAGCGGCTGCTTGAGGCGATCCTTCTTTGTTCGACTGCTGTTCGGAAGCGAGGTGCCCTTGCTCTCAAAGCCAGGGACCGGAACGGGGGTCACGCCGGCCGACTGTCCGGCCAGGGCGTCTACCGCTGCTCGATCCTCGGGCGAAAGCTCGTCGTATTCCTTGCGGCGGGACTTGAGGATACGGGCCCACCGAGCAGGGTTAGCCCCGATTGCGACGGCGGCAGGGAGTCCCTCCGCGAGGAGCTGCGCGGCAGCCCAGGCAGGGTTATAGCCGAGCAGGATTCGAGAGCCGAAGCGGTTGGCCTTGAGTGCGAAGTTGTCCTTCGACCCGAACTGACTCTCCATTTCCTTAGCAGCGTCCCGTCGAACAACGATGTATTTGTGGCCCTTGTCGAGGAGCCGGCCCTTGATTTCGGCATCAAACTTGCCTAGTTCTACAAGCGAGACCTGCCTCGAGCCCCCGGTAGACCGACTCCTCTTGGAGAGCTGGATAAACGCTCCTACATCCCGAACATCGGAGTCCTGGATGCCTCGACGGAAGTGTTGCGAGTGGAACACGGCCATCTGCTTCGGGTCGATCTGACCATCGAGGATTGCCTGCCGGATTTCCTCGCTGGTCAGGTAGCGGCGAGCCCCCCTAGCGGTCTGGACCGGGATTGCCTCACGAAGGGCAAAGTTGGTAATCAGGCTGTGAATAACCCTCTTCGCTCGAGGAGCGTAGATTGAGCTCCTGACCAGGGCATCGAAGGAGCGGTCGGCCTCTCCTGCCTGCCTGCGCTTGTCTTTATCCTGGAAGGTCCGGAAGGCCATCCGATTGAACGCCGGGTTCGCGGGGGCGGCCTCGAGCGAGGCGCGGGCCCCTGGCTCGGACTTCACATAGGCAGGGGTCTCGAGGCCCTCACGCTGGACGACGCCTTGAGCCTCTTTTACAAAGTCGGCGCGGGCCTTCTTCGCGGCCAGATTGTAAAGTCTTAGTTGCTCGGCCAGCTTGTCGGCTTTCCCCTTTGCCTCAAGGTATGCCTCGTTATCTCCGGCCTTGTTCGCGGCCCTTTGTTCACGCCTGAGCTTCTTCACCTGCTGGACTTTCTTCTCGAACAGGTCAGGGTCCATATCCTTCGCCTTGACTGTCCGGCCCCCAATCTCCACGCCCTCCTCGAGGCGCTCGGTCGGCGTCTTGAGCCCGTAATCCACGCCGATTGCCAGGTATCGCTTTACTTCGCTGGTCGTAACCTTGTCCTGGGCTTTTCTCAGGAGGTCTACGCCTTGCCAGAAGGCAGGATCATCGAATATTCCTGGATTGTTCTTGAGGAACTCGAAGTTGTCTCGGTCAGTAACAGCGGTGCGGTCGAGCGTCTTTCGATTTGGATTGCCAACCTTGGCTTCGGCCTTGGCAATCCGGGCCATCGCTGCTTCATAGTTCCGGGGTATGCCGTAGATCAGGACGGTAGATAGAGCATCGAAGGCCGACTTGCGGTAATCCTTCGTTTTGCGTCCGTCTGGGGCCTTGACTTGCCGAACCGCTCTCTGAATCGGCCGGAGCTCCTGAGTCGTCAAGGCTAGGGCGGCCGCCTTACCCCGGGCGGTCTGTCGTGACCACTCGACGCGGCGGCGGCGGTTCTCCAGGAGGTTCCCCAGGGGACGGATCACATACTCGCCTCCATCCACGCTGTCCTTGACTCTCGGGGTCCGGGCCTCGCCCTTAGCCTCCCGCTTGTTGTCGGCCTTGTCGAGACGCTTCTTATTGCCGGCGCGAATGGCGCGGGTGGCGGGCTTGCTTGCTTTGCGGACGCCTCCTAAGACTTTCGGAGTGAATACCAGGGGCAGGGCCCCAATCTCGTCCTTGACGGCCCTTGTCACATCTTCTTCCGAACCGCTGATGAAGGGCTCGAGCATCTGCCCGGTTTCCTTGACGCTCTGCTTGGTCGTGTCCACAACTGGCGACACGATTTCCTCGGCCGTGTATTTATCCGCTCCGGGGACGCCGGCCTCGGCTAGTCCGGTTTCGGCTGCCCGTCCTACCGACCGACTCCCGGCGACGATGGGCTTTGCTACCCCTGTCAGGATTCCGGGTATAGACCGCTTCGTGGTCTGAAGGGTATCGCCAATGTTGTCGGGCCCAAAAGCCTTGACGCTACCGCGAACATCCTTAGCGGCCTGGTCGATGATCGGGTTATCCATTCCCGCTTCGTCGGCCCCAACGACATACCCGCTCGTAGCGAGTGCCGGGTTCTTCCGAGGAACCTGGAGGGCCCGTTTGCCGGCCTGCTTTCGGCCCTGGCTGGTGGCAACCGTCCGCTTGGCCTTCTTCCCAGCGTTTGCGGCTTTGGTTTTAGCCTTACCTGGGGCCGCCTTTGCCGCGTTCTTGATGCGGCTACCGGCCTTCCCCGATTGCGCGGCTTTCTTTGCGGCTCCAGCCGCTTTAGCCCCTGCCTTTGCGCCCCTAACCGCCTTTGGGCCCACCGTCGCAGCCTTGCCCAGGATGCGGGCTCCGGTGAGAGCGCCCCCTCCTACGGGGAGAAGGGTGCTGCTGACTTCGGCAACCTGACCCGCGAGCTCTAGGCGGGTTAGTTCCTTCCCGTCCTCTCCCACCACTTTCATCTTGTCGAGCGTCTCGTAATCCGGACGGGCTGCGGCCAGTCCAGCGGCTTCGCGGTATTTCTTAGGAAGGTTGGGCTGGCGGGCCAGCTCGTCTAGCGTCATCGAGTCATAGTCGATGCGCTTCGCCTTCCGGGGGGAAGGGCTCCGTGGGGTGCCGAACTTCGGCTTGGTGCGGGGTGCGCCTACGCGCTTGTTGCTACTGGATACCTTGTTCCCGGCCGCCGCCATCGACTGAGCGAGGCCGGCTTCAGACGGAGTTCTCCCGCCTTTTGCGGCCTTCGCCTTGCGACGGTCATTCTTGGCCTTGAGCTTGCGGTTGTAGGGAGAGGGTCCGGCCATCTACCTACCCGACCGCTCCTTCTGCTTCTTGGCCCACGCTGCGCTGCCGATTGCGGGCCCCTGAGTGTTGAGCCTGATTAGGCGTCGGACGGCGACTCGAGCGGCCACGGGGTCAGCGCCTCGGCTGGTGAGTAGTGCGAACCAGGTGTTCTTGTTCCTGGCTACCTGCTTCCAGTTCTTCCCCCGGTTGGTCATTTCGGCTCGGAGGTAGTCCTGGGCCCGAAGCACATCGACGCCCTTGACGGTCTTGCCGTTGCCGGCGTTGTAAATCTTTGCCGACTTGATCTTGGCACCCGAGTAGAGCTGTGCCGCCCCGAGGGTCGCGTTTGCCGAGGTCTGCTTGCCTGCGAGCCCGAGCTGTGCCTGCGTGACCATCGCGCTCGAGTATTTGTTCTTCGAGTTGATCGTGCGGTTCTGGATGCTCCAGTCGCGCTCCTCGCCGCGCTTCTCGCCGGTTCGGGCAACCTTGAAGTCACCCTTCTCACGGGCAAGGTCGCGCTGCTTGGACCGGGTTTCAGCGATGGAGTTACGGATGCCCCTTACATCGGCCTGCCTGCCGAGCTCGGAGGCCGCGGTGACACCTCTTAGATAGCCCCCGGTGGACTCGCCAATCTGGGCGGCGCGATCACGAGAGGAGGCAAGGAGGGCCTGCCTCTGAGTGTCTGCGGCCTCGTCACGGCTTGCGGCGGTCGGGTCTGCCACGGCTCCACGGATGGCTGCCGAGCGGTCCTCTGCGGCTCCGGTGGCCTGCGACTGGTTCTGGTTCCAGCCGCTCAGGTAAGAGGCGTTGTCCCTCATGCTCTGCTGAAGGGCGGCGGTGCCTGCGTTCTGCTCGGCCCTGACCGGGTTCATCCGGTTCTGATACTGAGCGAACCAAGAGTTCGTGTTGCGAATGTCCTGCTTGTTGGCCCTAATGTCGCCCTGAAGGTCTCGGCCAAGCTCGCCGTATTTCAGTCGGGTCTCGGCCCCGACTTCCTTCTTGAGCCGTCCTGGGGTAAGCGGCGCGACTATGGAGTTGATCTTGTTCTTACGCTTTGCCATCGTTTCCTTTACGGCCTCACGCCGCCGGTTGGTCCCGGTCCCTTGGGGCGGTTGATGGGGGGACGGATTTTCATAAACCTGGGCTTGAACACCTTGGGCTTGAACTTCTGCGGGGCGTTGTAACGGGTCACGGGGTTCTCGGCACCCGTGGTGGCGATTGACTTCCGCATCGCGGCTTCCTTCGCCTTGCCAAGCTGGTCGTTCGCGCCCTGCCTCTGAAGGTCGATCTGGCTCGTCCGAGCGCCAAAGTCCTTCTGAAGCGCGTCAGAGGACTGACCGAAGTTGAAGCGGTTGAAGTTGGCCGCACCTTGGGTCGCGCCCGAGTAGAGCTGTCCCGCACCGGCCATCGAGTTGATCGTGCGGCGCTGGTTCTGGTCGTAGGTGCGCTGAAGGAGGGCGGCGCGGGAGTAGGGGTTGCTCGCAAAGGAGCCGCCCATCTGCCCGAGTCCGTAGCTCACCCCGAGCTGCCGCTGCTGATCGTCCAGTCCGGCGAGGGTCTGGTTGTTGCGGTCTATCGCCCCGCCGAGTTCGCGCTGATAAGTCTCGTTGGCCGAAATGTCGGGAGCCTTGAACCGGTCGGTGTTGATCCGGTCGGCCCTTGCCTGACGGTTGGCATTGACCTCTTTGGCTTTCTCGCGCTGTGCCTTGTTGAAGGCTCTCGCCTTCCTGTTGTGTTCCTTCCGCGCCTTCTTCTTTTCCCAAGGGGCGAGGTCAATCGAGGACGGCCTGATGCCCCCGCCCGAGCCTTCCACTTGGTCTTTGATGCGGTCTTTTCTAGCCATAGTCCTTCTCAGGGAGTCTGATGCCCTGCCCCGACGCGCCGGAACAGAACATCTTGGTTGGTCGAGTTGTCAGCGATGTGGGTCCACTTGGACCGCCAAGGCTCGTAAGTAAGAGAGGCCATGAAGTGAAGTGCCTCGGTGAAGTCTGGATTTACGCCGATGGCCTGAAGGCAGGCGGCTCGGGCGGCATCGCCCTGGTGCTGGAACCACTCGGCCTTAGCGAGCGTCAGCCACGCCTCGGCTTCTTCGGCGGGAAAAGCGGGGCGGTTGAGGTAGCGCCGCATCCACGAAACCGCCTTGGCGTAGTCGCCAAGCTCGAAGTATTCGCGGCCCAAGTAGAACCGGGTCCGAGCGTTGTCGGGGGACTTCTGAAGGATTCGGAGGTTTCGCTTGGTATGCGGCTCCTCGCGTGGGCGCGTGACCTGTCTTACGGAGGTTTCGACCGTGGCGGGGCGGCTCAGGACTTCGTGGACCCTGCCAACCCAATAGTTGTCGGGGGCGCTCTGGAAAAGCCACGCGGCGCTGTGGTGGTCGTCAATCGTGATCGAGGCAACCGAATGGTCTGCCTTCACCCGCTCGACCTCTGCCTTGACTTCCTCGATGGGGGTCAGGTTCAAGTGGTCAGCGTCAATCGAGTAAATCCACTCGCCCGAACAGTTGGCCCGAGCTACATTCCGGGCCGCTCCAAAGTCGTCGCCCCACTCGTAGAAAACGATGTTGTCCGTGAACTCCTGGGCTATCTCCACGGTGCGGTCTGAGGAGCCGGTGTCTACCACCACGATCTCGTCCGCATCCTGAACGGAGGCTAGGCAATCGGGAAGGAACTCCTCCTCATCCTTGACGATCAGGGCTACGGAGAGGTTCATTCCTCGGGCGGGGTGAACTCACCCGTTTCGGCGTTGTAAGTCCAACCGATCCACGCGCCTGAATCGCCACGCTCAACGAAAGCCAAGCCTTCGGACGGGGTGTATTCGGCTTCGCCGTCATATTGAATGGCATTGACGATCAGCCCGGAATCTGTTTTGTATTCAAGCCAGATCATCCATACACCCAAATCCTGACTTCGCCGCGTCCACCGGCTCCACCGGCTCCGCTGTTTGTGCCGTTGTAGATGCCACCGCCACCGCCACCGCCACCGCCAACGCCGCCAGCACCGCCGTCATAGGCGTTCCCGGTGCCTGACCTTCCGGCACCGCCCCCGCCGCCCTGCTTCGCTGAACCCGCGCCGCCATTGGCTCCCGAACCAGCCGACCCACCACCGCCAGTAGATGAACTGTTGCTGTAAGAGATGGGCGAGTAGGTAATCGCGTCGGAGAGGACCGCCCTGTAAGAGCCACCGGCAGCGCCGTTAGAAACAAGCGGCAGCGTGGAACTGCCCCCTCCTCCGCCACCGCCGCCACACTTGACACCGGCTCCCTGCCATCCAGCCGATCCACCCGAACTGGCTCCCGCGCCCCCGCGCCCAAGGCTTATGGCTTGGGAGAAGTATCCGCTTATGGACGGGCTTGACGATGTAGATGTTCCGGTGCCGGTGCTGCCGCCCGATCCGGGCAAGCCACCTAGAACCGAAAGAGGTCCAAACCTTGACAGTCCCCCCACGCCTCCTGCGTCCCCCGCTCCGGTTGCTGTTTTCGCTGCGCCGCCAGTTCCACCAGCGCCAATCGTCACAGTCACCGATGCGCCTACGCCGCCGAGGTCTGCCGCGCTAAAAGTTTGAGTGAATATGTCGCCGCCGTTGCCGCCAGCAGCGCCGCCAACCGCTGTGCCGGAAGCGGTCTTTGCGCCTGCCCCTCCACCGCCCCCTGCGCTGATTACTTCGGCAACAACAATCTGAGCGCCGGTAGGAATCGTGTAAGTGGTCGAACTAGACCAAGTTTGAGAGTCAATAAGGGCTACGGCTCCTGTCGCGCCCGTGGCACCTGTCGCCCCGGTAGGTCCGGTGCTGCCCGTGGCCCCCGTCGCGCCTGCGGCACCCGCCGCGCCGGTATTGCCAGTAGGCCCAGCGGGGCCAGTCGGACCCGTGGCTCCGGTCGCGCCATTCGTTCCGTTCGTGCCTGCCGGACCCGTGGCTCCCGTGGCTCCCGCGCTGCCCTGTGGCCCGGTCGGACCTGTTGCGCCTGTAGCGCCGTTCGTGCCATTCGTGCCTGCGGCACCTGTCGGCCCAGTCGGACCCGTGGGGCCAGTCGCGCCGCCGCCTCCGGTGATCCATTCAAGTTCAAAGTCTGAGTCCGTGGCCTTGGCGAGAACCTGACCTGTCGCCCCTGCTGGTGGGATCGGGTAGGTAAGGAGGCTTTCCCCACTTGCCGTCCAAGTGGTCCCGTCAGAGGTCCATATCTCCCATGTAACGGGCGCGGAGTCCAGTTCCACATAGGTCTGCCCGGAGTAGCCCGTCCCGGTCGGGCTGCCGTTGCCGTAGTAGAGGTCGCCCTGGCTGCCCGTGGCCCCGGTCGGTCCCGCTACCCCTTGGCTTCCGGTGGGGCCAGTTGGCCCGGTGGAGCCTGTGGCACCCGTCGAACCCGTCGCTCCGGTGGAACCGTTCGTGCCAGCCGCCCCGGTCGGCCCGGTAGGTCCGGTGCTGCCGTTTGCCCCCGCCGAACCCGTAGCGCCTGTGGAACCCGTGGCACCAGCCGGTCCGGTTGGCCCCGGCACCGTGGAGTCGGCACCCGTGGCTCCGGTCGGGCCTGTCGCGCCGGTTGATCCCGTGGTTCCCGTTGCTCCGGTGGCCCCCGTCCCCCCGGCAGGGGCAAAGGTCAGCGAGTAGGCACCCCCGCTACTAAGGTTGGACCCGCTTGGGGCCGAAATGTCCACCTTGTAGTAGCCCGTAGCTGCCGTAGTTCCTGTGACCTGCCGAACCTGAACCGCGTTGCCCCCGGAGTCCACGATGTAAAGTTGGCCCTTGGTAAAGGTCGCAAGCCAGTCGGTGACGGTGCTGCCGCCCGTGGCTTGGTTGTCTATGAAAAGCCTGGTCGCGCTTTCCTGGGTGGCATTGTTGAATCGAAAGTTTCCGCTGCCGGGATCGGAGTCGGTCGTGGTTGAGGAGAAGGTGTAGGGAACGCCGCCCCTTGCTCCTGCCGCTCCGGTTGCGCCGGTAGCACCCGTGGGGCCAACGCTTCCGGTTGCGCCCGTGGAGCCGGTCGGTCCACTCGGGCCCGCCGGACCCGTCGAACCGGTGGCACCAGTAGCGCCGCCGTTACCCGTGGCTCCGGTGTTGCCTTGGTTGCCGGTTGCCCCTGTTGCTCCCGTCGCCCCTGTGACTCCCTGAGCGCCCGTGGCTCCCGTGGGACCGGTCGGGCCTATGGCTGTTATCTCGGCACCCTCGGCACCGTAGAAGCGCCAGCTCACGAAATCTCCAATCCGTAGATCGTGACCGTGACCTGAGCGGCTGCGCTCGCCTGCCCGGAGAAGCTGTCAGAGGCTTCTAGGGTGATCGTGCCGTCAAACTCGGCCCAACCCCCCGCTCTTACAGAAGTAGCCGGAAGGATCACATTGGCCGCTGCGGTGCCGTCATGCCAGAGCTTGATCGTCCTGGCACTCGTATCGTTGTTCACGATTCGGATGTGCTTGATGATCGCTTGCGTGGCGCTAGGCACCGTGTAAAGCGTCGTTGCCGATGTTCCCGGCTGTCCTTGGTAAATCTTCTTATAGGTATCGGTCATCAGTCCATGAAGGTCGAGAAGGCGCGGGTTTCAATACCTGCCCCGGCAGGGCCGGTGGCACCCGTGGGGCCAGCGGGTCCAGTCGGGCCGGTCGGTCCCCCGCTTGGGCCGGTAGGTCCGGTCGGCCCGGTGGGTCCGGTGTTGCCCCCTACGCCGTTGGCGACATTTTCCTGCTGGATGGGGAACGCCTGAGCGATGGCCTCGAAGTTTCTCTGGATGGATTCCAGGGCTTCTTTGAGGTCGCCCCCCGCTTTCTCTATCTGCGGGTCAGGAAGGCGTAGGGTCATCAGCCGATGCGGATAGCAACGATTGAGGCGGCGCTTCCGGGGACCGTCAGGCTCACGGCAGAAGCGCTATCCGGGCCAAACCGAACCCCGATGGTCCCCGTAGTCGTTAGCGTGAGGGGGCTAACGAGAGTCACAAAGCGCCTTACGATTGTGCTTCCATCCCTCTGGATGGTCGGCTTATCGCCAACATCGGTAGAGGTTGTCTGGTTGTAAAGCCACACCGCACCAGTCGCGTTATTGCTGATCTGAACCTGAACCTGCGCGATCAGCAGGTAGGTTCCCGCCGAGAGGGAAACCGAGAGGTCAGCAACATTTGCCGCCGAACTCGTAGCGCTTGTCTCAGAGTTTGCGCTATCCGAAGTAATCGTCAGATTGAGCTTCGGAGAAGTAACCGCGTCGTCGGCAATCTCAGCGGTGTCCACGGCACTCGCGTTGATCTTTGCGTTGGTAACGGAGTCGGTGCCGAGTTTGGCGGCGGTGATCGAGCCGTCCAGAAGCTTCGAGGCGTTTATGTCGGCTGCCGACTTGATGTTGCCATCGTCAAGGTTGCCATTGACCACATCGGCAATAGCGTCGTCGTTGTCCTCGACCTGCGACCAAAGGTTGTCGCCTGTGATGTTGCGGTTAGGAAGTGTTACCTGCGTCACGAATCGTCCTCAATCCCTGGTTGTCTGACTTGTCTTACTTGGTGGGTTGCGCGGTGGACCGCCCACGCTGCGGTCCCGCGAATGAGCATGGAGAAGGTCGTCCCGCGAGCGGCCCTACGGCGCTGCCTCGGAGCAAGGCCGCGTGGCTCGGCCCAGTAGGAGGTATTCCACGCCTCTGAGCCTGGGGAGTTCCATTGGGGGTCGGTTCCCGACTCGGTGAAGGCAACCGCGATCACATTCCCTTCGTCCTCCTCAAAGTCCGTGGACATTCCGATAAAGGTTTCCCCGGCTCCCCACAGCTTCGATGCCCGAACTACCTTTATGTCGGGGCTGTTGAAGTCGAGCCACCCCGAGCGCCACTTGGCCTCAATCGCGGTGCCGTTGTCGTCGGGATCGGTGCGGCGGTGTTCGGCAAGGATCGTGTCTCCGAACCAGAGCTTTCCGTCGAAGCCGTGAACCCACTTGGCGGGGAGGTCGTAAAGCGAGAACCAACCCGCATCCGTGTCGTGAACTAAGACTCGCTGCCCTGCCGTAGAGGTAAAGGCCATGTAGATCGTGTCGTCCACGGCGGCAAGCCGGCAAGAGGTTATGTCGCTGATCGTGCCGCCCGTGTAGTAGCCAGAGGTATTGCCGGTCCACAGCGGCTCGACGGCATCAGACACCTTCTCGGCGCTCGAGCCCGTGGTCCGGTAGAGCCCGTCAGGGCCTACGAAATAGACACCGTTTCGTGTGGTGGCAATACCGAACGGCGAGGCAAGCCCCACGCCGCCCTCCACAGGGCGGTAGTTGAAGATCGGGTCGCCTGCGGCGTTTTGAGAGTTGCCGTAGAACACGAAGAACTTGCTCTCCTTGAATACGAATACGAGCTCGCGCCATCCGACTGCTCCTTGAATCTTTTCTCCGTCGCCGGGGGTTAGCTGGACATAATCGAGTGCGTTCCAGGTCGCCGGGTCGCCGGGGTCCGAGAACCAGACATGGGAAGGGCTGGTGGTGGCTGCTGCGGGGCCATCGGTCGCCCCGAGAAAGCCGGTGGAGACAAGGCGGTTATCCGCGGACTGGACGGCTAGGTAGCGCCCCTTGGGGACGACGATGGACGACGAGTTGGGGTTGGTGAAGGCGCTGCCGTTGTAGTAGCGAACATCGGTGCCGTTGGAGGCATAGATGCGCTCTGAGGATGGGGTGCCGTAACGGGCAAAGGAGAAGGCAACCGTGGGAGTGGTGAGGCTTCCCGACGCGCCCTGGGTGCCGCCGCTTGTGTCGTAGCCCCTGAGCTGGCTGCTAACGGTCGTAAGGATGCGCTTGGACCCTGCGGTAGTGCTAAACGATCCAAGGCCCAGGATCGTCGCGTTGAGCCTTTCCACGAACCCGCCACGGGTGACGATGGCTCCGCGCTCGGAAAAGCCGACATTCATCGCGTCTATGGCCTCTGCCGCGTCCACGGCATCGGGCTTGTCTCTTAGATTCAGCCCCCTACCGAACCCCTGATACGGGAAGGACTGGTAGGCCATCAGGCGATGTAATCCTCGAAGATGCCGGACTGAACGAGGGTCTGCGGGTTCTGGTAGTTCCTGACCATCTGCGCGTCCCTCATGGCCTGAATGTCGCGCTCGATGGAAACCTGAAGCGCCTGAGCGGTGTCGTATTCGTCGTTGTCCTTCAGGCCCCGCATCACCGCGCCGTCAATGATGGTTTCCTGGTAGGCGCTCGGAATCAACGGCTCGTCGGTATCGGTGTAGGTCGGGGGCTTCTGGATAAACCGGACATACAGGGTCTTATCGCTGGTCGGCCAGGTCTTGATCGTGTCGCCGTCGAGATACCAATGGGTCGGATCGCCCGTGTCGTCAAGGTCGGGGTCGCGGTCCCGAATGTCCCTTAGGTCGGTGCCCCGGAGCGTGACATCCTCGTAGCCAACCCAGAGGACTTGCGAAAGGTTGCTGATCGTAAGCGGCGCAGCGCCCGTGGTTTCGGTCTCGAGGAACGGCCAGGGCTCCTGAGCGCAGACATACTCGTATGCCTGCTTGATCCACTTGTCGAGTCGAGCCTGAGGAATGTATTGGTAACCGCGATCTTCGACCTCGGCACGAATCTCCTGGAAGGTCATTTCTTGAACATCTTCCTTTTCTTGAGCCCTCCGCTTCCGAATACGCGGCTGCCGGCACGAATGTCCATAGCCGCAACATCTATGTTCTGTTCACGGGCGAGCTCGGCGTCCTTCTTGGCCTGCTCCGATTGTCTTAGTTGTCTCTCCCTGAGCTCCTGGAGCGCCCCCTCTCGCCATAGGTCGGCCGCCTTCATATCCTCGATGATCCCCAGAGAGGGCTCCACATACTCCTTGTCCGGCCCCATGATCGGCCAGTAGGAGTGAATGAGTCCTGGAGGGGTGCGGCGGATATGCCACCTTCCCGGCACGATGCCGGCGATTACCCCTTCCTCGGCCTTGGGGCCGATCCAGACCAGCTCGAGGTATGGGTCCAAGCCCTTGAGCTCTGCGTTTATCTGTTTGACGAGCGGGGAGTAAGGCGGTCCCTGCTCTACGGCCTGCTCTCGCATCGCGTTTAGCGGCACGATCAGGCCCGATGAAGTCTTTGGCACTTGTCCTCCTAAGAGAATCCCCTCCCCCGCCCGGAGGCGGGGGAGGATGATTCATCCGGTCTAGGCTGCCGGCGCGGTCAGGCTCAGGTTGGTGAGCTTGCCGTGGGCCGAACGCCTGTTGGTGGCCAGCTGGTTGTAATACTCCAGCGCTCCGACCAGGTTGGTCGATCCCTGCTTCCACTCGAGGATCGAACCACCATACTTCTGCGTGACCCAGTAGGGCTTGTCCGTTCTGACGCAGAAGAGGTGCTTCTTCGTGAGCATGAACCACTCATCGTCGGGCGTGTCGGGCTGGGCGTCGATCTTCATGCCCGACCAGGTTGCCCCGGTGTCGTTGCCGGCACCGATGCCGGAGTCACCCGAGAACCGGGCCTGCGACTGAAGCAGCAGGTAGAAGAGCTGCTGCTGAAGCGGCGAGGTCAGGTTCCAGTCGGGACGACCGCCCCTCTGCTGGAAAATCTTCCTCTGAATGTTGAGGAGCTTCTCCAGAGACAGATCCTCGGCCGAAGCCGGGGAGTCGATGGCGAACGACTGCCACCTCTCATCAGTCAGGCCACCGAAGGCGCCCGTTCCGATGATGTTGTTCAGACCGTTCATCCCGTAGAAAGTGCTGCCGCTACGGGAGTTGGCGATGCTGATGTAGTGGGACGAGGTGGTGGTCACGGCCGTAGCGACCGTGATCGTGTTGTTGTCCAGATCAACACCGGTGATGGTGTTGCTGGCAGACTGAGAATCTTCATCGGCGGTAGTGCCAATGTCGATGGTCAGGCCGGGGTAGAGATACCCGCGCTGAAGCGCCCAGGTGTCGCCAGAGGCGAGGTTCACCGTAGTTGAGCTGGAGGTGGTCGCACACCGCGCCAGGTTTCCGGTGCCGTCACCGAACGCCTGAGCTGCGACCTGGTGCCGGGTGTTCTCGATGGCACCTGTGACTTCGGAATCCATCGCAGACGCGACAGCAAGCGGTCCCTCGGACGAGGTGATCGCGTTGGTGTCGAGCTGAACCTGGAACCAATGCCGGGTGTGGTTGAACTCCGCAACGCCAACCTTCTGGTTGTCGGCGGGGTTGAGGGCACTCGAGCCGGTGTCGGGAACGATGGTGTAACCGCCCGAACGGTCGAGGTGAACCGGGACTTTGGCAACTTTGCCAACCCGATACTTCGAGGTTTTCTCGATCTGATCGAGAAGGAGGTTCTGGTCGTAGAACTGCTTTTCGAGCCTGTCCTGGGTCCAGACCTCCTTGAGAACATCTGAGTAGGTGTCGATATCGACGGCCATTCAGATTCCTTTCTTGGAGAGTGAAGCCCTACTCAGCTTCCGCCGCCGCGATGCGGTCAGCGATGAACTGAACTCGGGCCTCGTCGTTGTTGAGGTCAGCCGCTCTGTCAGCGGCGATACCGGACCCTGGGCGGCGAGCCGCCTTCTTCGATTCAACCCATGCGCTCTGTCGGTCCTTGAGGAGCTCGGAGAGGTGTGCGTGGGCGATCTGAAGGTCAGGCAACCCCTGTTCGTTGGGGTTCGCCCTTGCTACGGAGGCGAGGATGGCGATTTCCTGGTCAGAGAACTCGCGGCCTTCGGACTGCTCCAAAGACTCGATTCCTTCTGTCAGGAACTCAGTTTCGGCCTCGACATACGCTTCCTGCTCGGCGGCTGCCTGCTGTTCTTCCAGCATGGCCTCCAAGCGATCTATGCGAGCGTCGGGGTCGAACTCGTCCAGTTCATCGAACTGAGCGGCTTCTTCTTCCTCCAGCTCAATGCCGAATCGTCTGAGGATTTCGGCCTGGGCTTCGGGTCCAGCCTGTCCCGCGAGCATCGCCTGAAGCTGTTCGGCTTCGGAATACTGCTGGTTGCGACGGTCGAACTCAGAGCGGAGGTCGTTATACCTCTGCTCGTAGTCAATCGCGGGACTGTCTGCGGGTGTCCCGTTATCTTCGGGGCCGCCTATGGGTCCGGGTGTCTCCTCTGTCTGAGGGGCCGGGACTTCGCCCTCTACGGGCGTGGCTTCATCTGGCATTTCTGCCTTTCGTGAGTGTGGGGCCGGTGTCCGGCGTGTCCACGGTTTCTGTGCTTATCCGGGCGCTCTCTTAGTAGAGCGGTGTCCGGCTAAGATGGGAGGGCGGGGAGCGAGGACTGCGGCGTTCCCATATCGGGCTTTGCCGCGTTCATCATGCCCTGAGACATGGCTTCTTCCGCCTGAAGTTGTTTTGCTCTCTCGGCCTGTCGAGTCTCAATCTCAACCAGGGCAGAGAAGTAAAGGAGGGAGGCTTCCTTGTATTCCGCTGGGAGGTTGTCCCATCCGTCCGTCTTGAACCAGTCCGAGAATACGGCCTTGTGGACGGCCACATTGTCCACCATTTCGCGGGGCATCCATCCCGGAACCTGAGTAAGCGGTTGGCCGGTGTCGGGGTCCATCGCTTCCTCGCCGGGGAACACCGGGCGGGGCGGCTCCTTCAGGAACTCGCCCGATCTGATCTTGCCGATAATCAGGTTGGCCCTGGCTATGTCGAGTTCGTAGGACTCGACCAGCTTTTCGGCGGTTCCGCCGTCAATAGCCGCCATCGCCGCCTCAGGGCTCACCCATCCGAGCTGCGCGTAGTTCATCACCCGCTGCTCGATGGCCTGCCTGGTGCGAGGCTCGAGGGAGCCGGGGGCCACCCTCACATCGGTCTGATTGCGAAGGTTTATTCCCATGAAGTCCTGAATGGACTCCCAACCCGTCCTACCCCGGAACTGAATGATGCGCGGCTCGGTGTAGTGGCGCTGAACTAGGGTCAGGCAATCCCGCATCACGGCGGAGTGCCAGTCCGCGAGCTTCACGATGAAGTTGCCCCAGGCGAGGCGGTCGCGCTCGAGGAGCGCCTGAATCCCCTTGCCCGACTCCACCTGCGAGGGAACCTGGTTGTCTGAAGAAATGAAGCCCATGAGCCGCTCCATACGGTCGGCAAGGGCGAACAGCTCGGAAGGTATCGGCGGGACTGGCCTCCACTTCGGCTCATGGCCGACAATGGGGTTGTAATAGACCACGCTCCCCGGCTCGTCGGAGGGCCGGGTGCGGCTATCTAGCGAGCCTACGGGAGCGAGAATCTGCGGCGAGAGGGCGACATTCTTCCACTCGGAAACCTTGTTGAGAGCGTCGTTGAAGGTCCGCATCGGCTCGATCAGTTGCCGCACGAGTCCCTGATCGCGGTCAGAATCGGGACTAATCATGTAGGACAGACGGTGAATACAGGGGGCATCCACGGTGTTTCCCTGCGAGTCCTTCAGCGGGTATTCACCTTCGGGGAACGCGAGCTTGCCGTTAGCAATCGTCAGCCATCGTCCGTTCGGATACTCCGGGGTCGGACGCTCGAGGTAGTCGGTAACGACGACCATCTGCGAGGGCTCGGTCTTTTCACCGCGCCAGTCAATCTCGGCATCGGGGGTGAGCTTGATCCCCAGGAAGCCCTCTTCGTTTTTCACGGAGTCAATGGGGCGGGCGTGTTGGATCACATAGAACGGGGAGTCATCGAACTGACACCCAGGCTCCCACGAGACTTCAGGTGCGCCGTAGACCTTGACTCTCACATCGCCCACGCCGATCACTCCCTGTTCGGTTTCCACGAAGGGCCCGACGCCGGAATCCCAATACGGGAAGGCAAAGGCTTCTCCGCAGGCGAGTGCGTAGTAGACGGCGGTTTCGGTAGCCCTTCTAAGACTCCAGGACTCATAGCCGGCCAGGGCGATCTTCTCCGCGAGCTTGGCTCCGGATATGTCCTCTGAGTCCGTGGTGGACGGGACTACTTCGTAGCCCGGGACGCGCTGAGTGGCGGCGCTAATCTTGCCGTCGAGGATTGCGAAGATGAGGTTGCGGGACTGACGAACCCTCCACTTGGGCTTACCCTTGCCATCGTAGGATTCCTTGGTGGCCTGGTGGGTGAGCTTGTTCCGGGAGTTGATGTAGGCGTAGTGGTTGCCTCGAGCGAACTCGAGGGCTTCCTTCCACTCGGGAGTGAGGTCGTCTGCCTGCTGCCGGGATCGCCTGATTCGGTCCATGACGGACTTCTCGGGGGCCGAGGGCCCGGTCAGCTTGTCGATAAGGCTAGTTTCTGCCATTCATCTGCTCTCTTGCGAGGAAGGCTTCCTCGTCGTCGTCAAAGGGAATGTGAAGGGTTAGTTCACCCTGGCCCGTGGAGTAATCCACGATTGCCTGTTCGGGCGCCTGGATTCGCTGGAGAAGTGCCTGCCGCTCGGCGGCCCACTCCTGCTGCTCGCGGGCCATCTTCCACTCCTTTACGAGTAGGACGAGCCCCAGGATCACAGCTATAGCGATTGTCTCCGTCACGATCTATCTCCGTTCATTTCTCAACTCATTGACCCCATCGGCGCCGTGTCGGTCTCAAACGGTTCGTAGTCGGCGGGCGGGGCAGTCCCAGGAACCCATCGGCGGCGGCGCTCCTTCAGCTCCGGATGAATCAGCGGGCGGCTCATAGCCACATACCTAAGGCAATCCATCGCGTGATCGTTCCGCTTGACCACCGCAAACTTTCCATCCGAACTAGGGGCAAGGCGGTAACGCTCGCGCTCCCAAAGAAGGTTCTGACAGTTCCGAGCCACGGTGAGCAAGCCCTTCTCGAGCCGTCGCTTCACCTCGAAGATTCCGGTTTCTACATCGTTCTGCGCCGGCACGACCGGGAGGCCGGCCTTCTGGAAGGCAGACTCGACCCGCTCGGCGTCGGTGAGGGATCGGTTCCGGGCTGCCGGGTCGATCAGGTAGAAGGCGTTCTTGACTCCCCACAGGCGTTCCTTCTTGCGAATCTCCGCGACGGTTCGCTCCGGCGTGTGGCCCTGGAGCAGGAGCTCGTCGTAAATGAGAAGGTGGTTGTCCTTGTCAAAGGCGGCGAACAACACGGCTGTCTTTGCGATCCCGGGGTCAATCACAATCTGGAAGGTCTGATCCCTTAGGTGGCTCTTCTCGACCGGATCGCACACATGACGGCTCGAGTCCCACTCCGAGTAGACGAGCCCTTGGAAGTGAACAAAGTTTCCTTCCTTACGGGCCGCCCGATACTCCTCGGGGATCGCGGCAAGGGCCGCCTTCTTGCCCTCCTCCGAAAGGTTGGGGTTGTCGTCCATATCCACTCGAACGACACACAGCCCCTCGTCCTGCCATACATCCGGGGCTATCTCTGGGCCCTTGTTCTCCCAGAGTTCATCGAAAGTCCAGGTCAGGCCGAGAAGCGGGGTGAAAGTGAATACCTCGTCCCCGTTGTAGTCGGCAAGCCGCATATTACATTCCTGCCGAACTAGCTCGCCCTTCTCTCCGGGCGGCTCCTCGTCGTAATGGATGCGGTGACGGGCGGAGCCGCCGAACTTATCGAGCTCCTGCTCATACGACATAAACTCGAAGAAACTCCCATTGGCAAAGCGAAGGATGCGCTGCGACTTTTCGTAGGCGGTATCCCATCCCCCGCCCTTGAGCTGAGACCTGGGGCACCAGCGGCGGATTGCCTCCTGGACGGCGATCATGGTCCGGGTGAAGTCGGGGGTAACGATTCGGCACTTGAAGGGGGCGTCCCACTTCTTGTAGGGCTTGAGGTGTTCCGGGATCGCGTCCGGGTCGATGGCCTGAATGATGTTGTCGCAGATGCCGCCGGTCGTCTTGCCGGAGCGGTTGCCTCCTAAGAAAACTTTGGTCCGGCCTCGGAAGGCGTGGAAGGGGCGCTGCTTCTCGTGAGGCATGTAGCCCTGGAGGGGGTTAGCCGCGAGTATTTCGTCGGCTTCGGCCAGTAGGCGCTTTACCTCTGGATCGTCCAGTAGAGCGGCGTCGGCGGAAACCTTGAGCTGGCTCACTTGATCCCGTAACGCTCCCGCATCTGAGACAGGGTTTCCTCGGGCTGCTCGGCCTTGTTGTCAATCTTGGTGATGCCCTTGGAGTTCACGCGGTAGCCAAGCGCCCGGAGCTGCTGGATGATCCGCTGCTGGCGTGTCTTACGACCCACGGGGCCGGATGACGGTGTTGCGCCGCCGCTAGTCGTGGTGCTGCCCGACGATAATCCGCCGCCGCTTGACGGGTAGCTGCCCCCGCCTCCGGTTGAAACAATGTTGCTGGCCGCGTCACCCACCAGCTCCATGTGCCAGTCCTCGCCGCTAACCGGGAAGCCAAGTCCAAACTGCGGGGCAAGCTCGCGCTGACGGGCGGTGAGGTTCACATCGACCGCCGCGCCGTGGTTGTGGTTTGACTGACCAGGGGGCGCGGCAAGGTTGCCGGTTCCGTTTAGGTAAGCCGCGTAAAGGTCGGCCTGCTCCTCGTTGCTCCGGTAGCCAGAGTTCACCTGAATAGGCTCACCGCTTGCCTTGGCGAGTGCGATCATGGCTTCGGCAAGGGGGCGCTGGAACTTCAGGACTTCGTTACCGCCGGTAGGGACGAGCCATTCGGTGCTGCTGGTTCCCGCTCCGTCCTGCGAGTAGTTCACGAACCGGGGCTTGCCTTCCTTCGCAATCTTGTTCGGTCCCTCCCCGCGAACCCCCTGAAGGCCCAGGCTCTCCGCTTTGCCGCTCACCCTGTTAGCGCGAGCCTTAGCCCGTTCAAGCCTGCGCTTCGCTCCGGGGGAAGGGGGCTTGTAGGAGATGAGGTCGCGGGTGCCTCTTAGGGAGTCGCCACCTTCGTAGCCAGAGGAGGCCCAACCGGAACCGGCTATGGCCTGAATCTGTGTTTCGTCAGATGCGCCCCTTGCCTGCGGAAGAATGTTCTGGATTCCCTGCGAGGCTCCAAACCGCTTGCCCTTCAGGAAGTCTGCCGATGCCTTGGCTGCCGACTCGGGACTACCCCACACCGCGTCTTTAGTGATCGCTCCGGGGCCAGAGTCGAAGTAAGCGATGTTCAACCAGTTGTGGTTACCCTCGGCCTCGCGTCCGGTTGCGTAGGAACCGCTCATCTCTGCGAGAACCCAGGCACCGGCAACGCGGGGGTTGATCCCGGTGCGCTTGGAAAACTGCTGGACAAACTTCTTCTGTCCGGGGGTCAGCGGTCCCTCGACACCGGACCTAGCCTGCGCCCTAGCCTTACGAACCTCTCTCTTGGCTCGCCTTACCTTGCGGCGGGTCTGACGGACCTCGGGGGTGGTGAACCTCTTGCCGTCGCGTCTTAGTTTGCCGTCACGGGCCGCTCGGGTTGTCTCCCCTACCCTCGGGGTTCCTACGGGCCTTCTTCCCCGGTAACGCTCGACGGTCGTGCCTTCTGCGTTTAGCCGAGTGTTCTGCCTGATCTTAGGCTCGGCTGCCAGGGCCTCGGGCCGGGTGGGGAAACTCCTGAGTGCGGCATCCTCGAGCCTGCGCTCGGCGGCGTTTCGCTCGGTCTGAAGGCCCATGTTGTCCTTCAGGTCTTGCTCGCTGCGAGTCCTTCCAGGGGGCGTGTAACGCTTCCTGAGGTTGTCTAGGGCTCTGCCTACCTCAGGTGTTGATAGCGGGCCCCGACGCGCTCTCGGAGCCTTAGGGGGCTTCGGGGAGGACGAGGAGGACTTGCCAAGGTTCGTTCGGGATACCGCGTTTCCAGCAGCCTTCTGACTCTTAGCAAGCCCGAGCTCTGACTTCGTTCTTCCGAGGTTCGGCTTTTTGTTTCGGTTCGGGTATCTCCCAAGTCGAGCTTCCTTTGATGAACGGGACGGCACTAGACGGCCCTCCCCCTTGCCTTGGCTGCGATGGCCTGGGCCTGCTCACGGGTCTTGGGAACGGGTTCACCCCAGGCGGTAGCCATGAGTGCTAGGCGTGTGGGCTTTCCGTTCTTGACCATTGGACCCTTTGGGTTCGTGTAGAAGCGAGTGGCCCAGTTTCTCCACCGAGCTTTATCGCGGGGTGAGGCAGAGCCGTAGTTCGTGACTCCTGCCTTCAGGTTCGCGCCTTGGGCGTTGTAAGCCCTTCTCCCGGCCTCCGACAGTCCACCACGGGGGTTCTTGTGGATCGCCCTACCGATGGCCTCAGAACGGCGCATATGGGTCTAGCGGCGCTTCCTAAACGATTTCATTTCGTCAATGCGACCCCTTAGCTCGGACTTGCCAACCCACGGCGGGTCCATGACCTCGCCTTCTTCCTGCCGATTCAGGTCGCGCATCCTCTGGTTGTAGCCACGGCCACGGTCCCTGCGCTCGGCCCTGGCTTCTGCCCTTCGGTTCGGACGGTCGGCAGCCTTCTTCGCCTTGGCCTCTCTGCGAGCTACGGCTTTCTTGGCCGCTTTGCGAGCGGGGACCGCCGACTTCAGGCCACTAACGCCCTTGACGGTTGCGCCCTTCAGCATCCCGACGCTCGGGATCAGGGCCGTGAGCGGGGCTATGCCCTTCTCAAAGTCCGTCTTAGGCTCTGCCGTGACGACCTCTGCGACCTTGGCGAGTGCGTCACCGACGAAACCAAGTGCTTCCTGGTTGGTCTTACGGGTGTCCTGCTGCTCGGCAATCTCGCGGGTGATGGCCTCACGGCGCTGCCTGCGAGGGCTAATGCCTACGGGACCAATCGGACCCGCTGCCTTGCGGATACTCGACCTACGGCCTGCCTTAGAGGGGGCGGGTGGGGAAGCCTGAGGAACGGCAGGAGCGGCCTGTTCCTTCGCGGTGAGCTTCGACCAACCCTTCCCGCCTTCATACTTGCGGGGGGCAGACTTCTTGACCTTGCCCTTCTCGGTGTATCGAACTGGACCCGGCATTGGTCAGCCTACGAAGTACTGCTCGTCGCTCATGGGCTTGGCCTTCTTGACCTTCTTCTTGCCCTTCTTCGGCGGCGGCTTCTTCTTCCCGCGCTTCTTCTTGCCCTTCTTCAGGGCTTCCATGATTTCTGCCTTGCGGTTGCCGAACATCAGCGAGGAACCCGCTTGATCGGGAAGGGGCGCTTGCCGTAGCCAGGGTCAATCGGACGACGCTTTGGAGGCGTGGCGCCGCCTACGGGCCGCTGTGCGCCGACCTTGACGCCACCGGAGGGCTTGCCGATGTTGATGGGCTTGACTCCGTTGGAGGGTCGAGTGACCTTCTGGCTGATCTGCTTCTTGATCTGCTGGTAGCGCTGCTTACCGGCAGGGGTGTAGGGGAACTTCATCCCGTTGAGGTTGGGCATGTGTCTTGCTCCTATCGAGGCCGAATGGCCTGCTTGATCTTCTGTTTGCGCCCCTTATTCTTCCCCGGCTTGTAGGGGAAGCGGTCGGGCAGACCGGCTACCGAATCTATGTAGCTCGGTCCCCATGAGCCGCCCTTTCCGGGGCTTAGGTGGCCCAGCTCGGGAAACTCTGCTCGTCCCGGCTTCATGCCTTTCTTTCGGTTGCGCATCTGTCTTTGCTCCTGGTAGTTGTCTGCCCCGCTGGAAAGGGGCCTTTACGCTGCTAAATCTGTGAGGGGGGCTGTTATGTAAAAGCGGGGCCGGCCCCCGGCCGCGCCCCCTCCCCCGTCCCCCCCGGCCCCCGCGCTCGAGGATCACCCGGCCCCGCGGATTCCGTTCGGCCCCCGTTCGGCCGGGTCTCCGCCCCTCGAGTCCGGCCCGCATGATGACTGGCCGCGTTGTCTTAGTTGGCCCCCTCGATAGCCTGACCCCCCGGCAGGTGATCCGGCCCCCTCGATCCGGCCCCCGCGGTTTAGGTCCGTGCGCCCCGCTCGAGACCGTGCCATTCACCCCCCTCGATCCTGCCGGCCTGATCCTCCGGCCTGATCCCTCGAGGTGCGCGATCCCTGATGCCATGCCGGATTCACGGATCGCTTGACAACCTGCCCCGGTATGTGTTAGGATGCCTACCAGTCAATCCGTTGTATCCGAAACAGGAGGTATCGCATGATCCGATTCTCGATGACTCACGCCATCCGGGGCACCGCGGCCCGGTGGTCCGCCTTCCATGTGCGGGAGGAGAACGCGGTGTCGGCCCTCGAGTCAATCCTCGAGGACTGGCCGCTCGATCCGGACGACTGCCACCTCGAGGATGCGCTCGAGCGGCTCGAGGCAGGGCGGTGGCAGATGCTCCGCCTGATCGCCCCGGCCGGCCACGCGGTCCTGCTCGAGGTCTCGAGGGTGGCCGACTGATGGCCGCCCGTAAGACAATCCCGGGCCGGACCATCCGAGACCGCTACCGGGTGTCACCTACACGGGGCCTATTCACGGGGCCGGAGCCGGTCCTGATCCGTGAACGCGACATTCAGCAGACCGCGGTTTACCGTGCGGAGCGGGTGCTATGGGACCAATACCCCGCACCCGAGTTGTCATGGGAGGAGACCGTCGCTTTCGTGCGGGGCCTCGAGGAGTCTGACTGGTGGATTCACTCCGCCCAGACCGCCATACAGGAACAGGCCGCCCGGGAGTATGCGATCACGCTCCGGAAGGGCTCGGCCCGGGAACAGTCCGCCTCGGCCCGCCCCGATGTCTGGGAGTTGCGTATTCCGGATCACTTCCGGCGACGGTGGATAGTCATTCACGAGATGGCGCACCTGATCTCCCCTGACTGGGGGCATGGTCCGGTATGGGTCGAGACCTACCTCGACGGACTGGCCGCTAATGGCCTCGAGGATGCCGCGGCCAACCTTGCCGCCTCGATGATCCGGGGCGGGGTTAGGGGTGCTAAGGCTCCGGACCATTACCGGGCCGCCCCGGTCGAGGAATACCCTGCCGATGGCCGCCTATTCCCGCTCGATGGCCTCGAGGTGATCGCATGAGCGCCGCATGGGAGGAGCGCCCGGTCGAGGTAGTCCGGGAGGAGCATTACCGGAGGATTAGGGATGCCCTGAACAGGCTCCGCGATCCGGAGGGTATGGCACGGCTCCTCGATGCCCGCTACCTGAAGA